TGTTTGTATCTGAGATAGTTACAGTTGAGAACTTTTGGCTTGCACCAAATGAAGCGGAAAAAGTAGTTGTGGTTGCTGATATTGCTTCTCTAGTTTTCTCTAAGAGGTAAAATTCAGGTTGTCCGGTAGTTGAGTTTACCTGATATACGCTAAGGTTCGTTGGATCTTCAGAAGAAGAGAAGCTAAAGTCTACCCTATCTCTTACAAGAAACGTCGCGTTAGGGTCTACAACTGAAGCTACTTGAGTGTTAGGAGGTACGTTTAGGGTAAACCTAAAATCAGGAATAGTTGCACTAGAGCTAACAGTAGCAGGTATGAGTTGATAGAAGGTAAGGGTAGCGATAGCTGCTGAGCTTGCTTTAGGTCTATAGCCCATTGTATAGGCTAGACTATATATATTTTCCTGCTGTCGGGCATATTGTAGGAAGGTTTCTTGAATCTGATTATCCAAGTAAAACGACAGAACGTCTCCTACATAAGCAGACATCTCCATAAACATCATACCCGGTGATGCTGGGGTAAAGTCGTTGTAGGTGGTGGGGAAATAGGTTTTAGTATACTCAATAAGCCCCTGTCTGAAGCTTTCGAATTCCCTATTTACGTATTTTATATCTCTTTTCTCAGCCATTTGTTACTGCTATTGTGAAGTTGTCTTCTATTGCATAGGATTTTATAGCGTAACCAAGGTTTATATACACTGAGTTTGAATCAGGGTCTCCACTTACCGTAAGTGTTGAGATGGTGAGATTGGGGAAATACTGAACTAGTAAATCGCTTAATCTCTTTTGTAATCCATCTAGTGAAGAATTACTAATCATCTCGAAAATAAATGCTCTTATATTTGCACCAAAATTATTATTAAATACTCTTTCGTTTTGATTGGTTAGTAGGAAGTTAATTATATTAGCACGTATAGCTTCTTTAGTTGTATAGGTAATATTAAATACCGCCTTTCCTGAGAAAGGTATATTTACCCCAACCCCTACTGAAGGTTTTAGGTCTAATGGGCTAATTTGTTTAACTTGATATGCCATTATTTCCTACCTACAAGCTTCATAATTGTATTCATTGAAACTTCGCCTTCGGGCAATTTTCCGTTCATTAGATCTACATTGCTCATACCTGGTGTATTACCTGAGTCGATATCAAGAATGGTTTTGTATTCTGAAGAGTTCATACTAGCTCTAGTTTGTGCTAGCATTTCCTGTAAGGGAGTAGCGGCTAATCTACTAGGTATTTCTACGTTTGTAGATCTAGGGGGTTGTGCTGGAGCTGGGCTCGTAGGAGTGGGTTGATATTGTGAAATAGGAGCTCTATATTGAACTTCAGAAATGGTGTTTCTGTTACCCCGTACTGCTTCAAGTAGAATGTCTTTCAACTCTTCTTGGATAGCTTCCCTTACTGCTTCTTTGATTAAGGTTTTAAATTCGCTAGGTTTCATAATTATATATATTTTTGATTCTAAAAATTATACTTGATTATCAATTAAAAGTTTTAATTCCTCGATAATAATATTACTATCGGTTGAGAAAGTTAAGTTAGTTTTAAACTTTACCACTCCTCTTGGGTCAGTCGCCCTTCCAAAGCGCTTTTTTAAAGTAGTAAAGTTTTGTTCATCAAAGACTACCTCTAGGCTTAACCCTTTGTAAAATACTGAACCATTAAAAAGGCGTTCAGTAGTTCTTTCAGTTAAATCGTTTATAGTATTATTTGTAACTTCAAAAAGATTATTTGTAGCTTGAAAAGCAATATCTGTTTCTTGAGTACATCGTAATATTACTTGATCTAATAGATTAATTTTTGCTTGGACCGATACTACTATTCCTCTTAAGGTTTGACTTAAATCGTTTAAACTCTTTGATAAACCTTTTCCTACTTTGATAGCTTCTTTTAAGTCTATCAATCTAGTAGCATAAGTATTTGTTTGTCCTAATGTAGTAAATTGGTTAGGTGCTGGTAGGAGTATAGCGATACTGATAAGTAACTCTGATCCGGTTAGAATATTGTTAACTGTATTGCTAGAGGTTTGAGTATTATTAATAGCTTTTTCAATATTGCTAAGTCCGGAGTTAATATTATTTTTTATCTCAATGGTCTTCAATAGAACTTCTCTAGGAGGACAGATATCTTTGAACTTTTCAATCTCAATATCAATAGCTGTTAGAAGCCTATCTTCAAGTTGAAGTTGCTGTCTTACAATTACTAGTATGATTGAACCTATGCTCATCGACTTACAAATACTTTTTTAGATTTATACAAGTCTCCTTTTAATCTCTTATCGATCTTACTGGTTGTAATTCTAAGCTTAATAGCGGCTGTTGATATGCCTGTGTAGGGGGTTCCTGCCGGTAGGGCTATAAAAGTTTCAAATTTAGATGCTAGGTTATCGATTTGATTAAGAAGTTTTTGAAAATCATCTAAAAATTCTTTACCAAGTATGACTGGTTCGGTAGGGTACTTTTCATTATCTAAACCTAGGAAAATCTCACTGCCGTTTACAAAAAAGGTCTCGTTCGCCTCAACTGATACTTTTGTAGAGCTTAGGTTTATAGAGTTTCTAGCACTTGCTATTAGGCTTTCGTTCTTTGCATTTAGAACTATTCTATCGGAACTTAAAACTAGTTGTGGTTGAGAGAATGAGTTAATTCCTTCAACTTTAAGCTTTTGTAATCCGGTACCTACAACCGGTAGGGAGTAGGACAGTACTTGGTTGCTTGATAAAACTAGGGTAGTTTGATCGTTATCAATGCTTTCAGAAACCGGTAGCCATCCCGCTTGATCGAGACTAGGGTTATGGCCATTTGATAGTACGGTGATGGGACCTGGTTTACCCTTCCAAAAATTACTACTGCCTTTTATAGTACTAGAAAATCTCAATGAACTACCAAATCTACTCTCAAATATCAAATCTCCTTCATAAGGTATGAGGGGATATATTTTATTACTCTCTTTGAAAGTTACTCCTAAATCTATATTAGTACCCTCATCGCTTACTCTCCTGATAGCTCCTCCTTTAGAGGTAGTATCATAGTCTCGCTGCTGACTTTTTGGTATATTATTATAGTTTACGTTATCTGGAATAGCGTTATGATGTGTACTATTCCATACGTTTATAGGGGGGAAATAATAATAGCTAACGGAATTGGTATCAGATTGCAGTTCTGGGTCTGGTAGTGTTATAAGAAAAACTAGCTCATTTTTAAGAGGAAAGTTCTTATAGTTAGTAAAGAGTGGTTTAGCATAAATTACTGAGCCAGGTCCTGTTGATGTTGGATCGCTAATCTGATCCCATCTAATATACCCTAATGCATTCCAACCTCCTAGTTCCTCTCTAGAACCATCCAATATTACTTCCCTAACCCTAACCGGTAAGAAGGGTGAATTATTATCCCCACCTTCAGTCTGTTGACTCTCTATAAGGCTAAGAAAGCTCATTACTTACTATCCCCGATTGCTTTGATCTCAGAAAATAATTGTTCTCTTTCTGCTTCAGTAAGTCCAAATTCTTCTCCTGAAATTTCAGCTCTCTGCTGTGCTCTTTGTACTATGCTAGCAAGCTTAATAAGATGTTCATCATTCTTTACTCCTATCTCAAGATAGGTAGCAATCATAGGAACTACTAATGTAGCTTCTCCTATCTCTGTAACCATGGGCTTAAGCTCTTGTATCAGAGCATTTATCTGAGCTTCTTTCTTTCTAGAATTATCGTAGATCTCTTTATAGAGGTCTCCCATAGTCTTTTTTCCGAATATAGGTTGTTCAAACTGATTCATGGCTATTATAAATATGTTTCTCTAGAGTTATGACTCCTCTATCTAGGTAATCTCTGTAACTTAGTTGAAAAATATTATTTAATACTTTTGTTACTTTGGTTATTTGCGATGTTTTTACATCGATTATCTCTCTAATATATAGATAGAGGGCTTTTTTATTGTAAAGCTGCAAGTTATCTCTTTTGCGGAAAAGCTCTAGAACAGCATCAGCAATTTTTGCATCTTGCTCTATAGAAAATACTTTATAGATATGTTCGGTACAAGCATCTACATACAGATCCACAAAGTAAGAGAGATTATCTCTATAAAGAGAATCAATAGGTTGATCATCTTCATGAACTAGTTTAGGCGTAAAAGTAGGAAGAGATTCTTCTCTTAACACTACATCTCCTAAAGTAATACTTTGTTTTAGCTTTTTATAGTTTTTATTACTATAAACGATAAGGTACCTTTTAGCTATTGTGCCGAAATAGGAGTAGGCTTTAGCTCCCCTAGAGGGGTCAAAGAGATGTAACTTACTTAGAATGAAGGTAATAACCTCATGCTGTAGGTCTTCAAGGTTCTCTACGTCGGTGTAGTAGAACTTAAAGGTGTGAATTATGTTCTCTGTTAATTTAAGGAATGCAGGATGAATCTCATCGTTGTAGAGTTTGCTCCTGTATTCGTAATCTTCGCTTTTATTGTATTTTACAATTGCATCTTCAGTATCTTGTGTAAAATATATTCCTGATTTAATTTTTTTCATCTTTAGTTATACCGCCGTACTGGTCCAGGGCCTCTTGAAGCTCCTTAAGGTTCGTAAAGAACCAGCCGATCTCATCATCTCCTTGAAAGGTACCTTTCTCGTCAACTTCTTTTAATCTTATATTACTATATTCAATTGCTTCCACAATAACCTTTATGTATTCATCTTGGGTTTTAATGATATCTTCCTGCTTTTCTACTTTTCTTAATAGATTATAGGCGATATATCCCAGAGTACCAACTATTAGTGTTAAAATAATGAGAATAATAAACATTTTATAGATTTTTTATTAAATTAGATAAACCTTCTGAACTTGTTAGGGATTGAGTAGCTTTTTGTCGAATAGTCTTATTTTCCTTAACTTTGGGTGAAGGATCACTTATTCTCTTCCAATTATCATATTCTGCTTTAGAAGCAAGGAAATCTGCTTGATGTAGTATATGAACGATGTTATGCCGTAGTTTTGCTTCAGGCATATGAGTGATAAAGTAAGCTTTATTAGCATCATCGTAAATACCATCGTGCAGTCTAATGCCAAGATACTCATTCATAGAGCAAGAAATGCCATACTTCTGAAGGATATACAGAGATCTATCTTGAATAAGCATAAACTGTAGATCGGTATTATAGGTATAGTTCTCCTTTAACTTATCACGTCTCCAATTATCAGTCTGAACTACATAGCCTTCTTTCTCTCCATCACCTAGCTTTCCAAGGTCGTGATTAAGAGCTGAAAATATTAGCTCCTCATCGGTAAAATCTATTTCTGCATTAAATGCTTCCCATAGTTTCTTAGTTTGAATAGCACAAGAAATTACTTTTAGTACATGATCCACATATCCCCCCGGGAAGGCATTGTGAAAATGAGCTTTCGATGATGCGGGAGAGGTAATTATAGTCTCTTCCATATCGTTATAAAGCTTAAGTAACTGCTCTTTTCTAGGGGAGGAGATATAGTGATTTATAACTTGAAGGAGTTTTTCCCAATTAGCTTGAATTTGTTCAGCTGATAAAACCTGTTGCATAAAAATTTAGTCTTGTGATTCGGTATGCATTAGGGTTTGAATTTGATGCAATTGCTCTCGGATCTTATCATAAACCTCATATGCTTCATTTCTTTCCATTCTAGCGGTATGCAATTCAGCAGACCGTACTAATGACCTTACTCTATCTAATTTCTTTTCTATTAATAATTTAGTTCTCATAATAATTTTATTTTATTTAGTTATATATATTTAAATATTAACTTTCTCCCTTATCTCTTCTCCCTTCGTTTTTAATATACGAACTATTCCCATAGGAAACAACTAGAAAAGGAGAACAACGCATGCCGCGAAAAATTTAGTAAACCTCCCTACGTTCTTTCTAGGTTTCTTCTAGGGTCTTTCTAGTTTCACTTTACCCTTTATAAAAAAAAGAGGTTAGTAATAGATAGGTTCACCGGTCTTGAAGTCTTCAGCAAGATGGAGTATTGTATCAACGGCGTATTGTTTATCTATCTGGAAATACTCTCTATGGGATCCTTGATTGGAGTTGCGTCTATAGACAGATAGGGCTTTATGTACTAGGTTTTCTACCATATAGTCATTTTCAACTGGTAGGGACCAGTATAGGGTCCATTCCGACACTACTCCTGCGGAATTAATCTGGCGCAGTCTCTGTTGCGGGTTTACGGCTTTGCCTATTTTAATGAAGTCATACCCCGGGTTAGTAAGTACATATACATACTGTCCTTTGGAATGGTATTGGTTTAGCTTTTCAAGATCTTTCGTTGATTTCGCAAAGAGGTGTTTCCACTCCATGGTAACGTGAGGTTCTTGGGGTTCTATATTAACCGTTATTTGATAATCACAATTAAGTAGATTTGAGACTCTATAGGCTTTATATTGGCGGAACTTAAAGAGCATGGCTTTATAGTTATCCACCCATTCACGAGCCCGGGTATGGTATTGGGTATCGTTGTAGTTATCTACAAAGTCGTATATTGTAATGAGACCTTCTGTTTCTAGGTCAAGAGCCTGGTCAAGGGTGAGTTTATTTAGTGACATGCAACCATTTTATATTCACCTTAAGATAGTAAGTTTATTTTTAAAAAGCAACTATCTCGTCAAGAAGTCTCTTTATTTTAGCACATCGTGTGTACTCTTCTTGAATTTCATACTCCTTAATAAGCAGGATGAGTGTTTCAACTATCTCACCTAGATCGTGTTTGGTACATTCAAGGAGGTGGAGGGGTAGGGAGGGATCGATATTCTGAAGAAAACCATACAGCCTATCGTAGTATAGTAGTTTTACTTTTCTATGAATCTTTTTAAATTGATCGGGATATAGCTCTTGGTAGTTCTTTGCTATAGTTTCAAAGGTCGAAACCCCGGCTATTATAAGCCCCATAAGTACATAGGGATGGGAGAAAGGATCTAGAGTATCTTCCTCTTTCTCATATCCACTCTCAAAAATTGAGAATACGGTATCGGCATCTAATCTCTTCACCTTTATAAATAGTAAGATAAGTCTACCTTAATATATATACATATACTCAATTATAATATAAAAATTTTCCTAAAAAAATTCTTTAGGTATTTGTATATTCCTATACTATTTCTTATTTTAAGACTATGGAAAACTTTATCACACCAATGACCGGCTTTATGCTAGTATTTTTATCTATACTTTGTTTAACTGCTTACATAAGAATTAGAAGTATAACCAAGGAACTAGTACAAGTCCGTAACACATTGAGTTCTATGTCGGGAATACTCTACTCTTTGACTTTAGCTTTAGATGAGCATAAGAAAGACGTTGACAATCAACTAATTAAAAAAGATAAGCAGATTCTAAAAGGATGAACCTATCGGATATCATATGCACCACCATAGCCAAAAGGACTCTCCTGGAGTTTGACTACGACGGTTATCGTAGAAGGGCGGAACCCTACACACTAGGGTATCATAAGGATACCGGAAATCTCGTTCTCTCTGCCTTTCAAACCTTTGGATTCTCCCGGGGTAATCATATTCCCAAATGGAGATTGTTTCTTGTAACCAATATGACCAATACAAAAGAGTTGGAGGCTCCTCCCTTTACCCTAAGATTTGGCTTTAATCCTAGAGATAAAAGATTGATGAGGATTATATGTACTATATAAGTATATAAAGAGTATAGGTAGAAAAAATATAAGGGATGTATTTGCCAACCTAACCGAAGGCTACGGCTGACCACACTCTTAGTTAAATTAACTAGCACCTTTAGAGAAGAGTGATCTCAGAGTGACCTAAGAGTGAGCTCATAGTAAGGGAAAAAAAAAGAGGCCCGAAGGCCCCTCTCTCTAATCTTTCCACATCATCATGGTTCCGGGATCATACCACTCAAAGTACCAGCCGTTATCTTCTGCTATCTTATTTAGTTTAGGTTCTACTCCGAAAGTATCATTCCAATACTCTTTATAGTAGTCAAATAGTTCTGGAGTAGATTCTCCTGAGATCCATATTCCATTCTCTCCGCTATTCTCATCCCTACCTCCGTAAAAGTCTTCGGTAGTTCCACATACATGAACTCCCTCATTAGTAAGTAGAGTCATCATTTTATCTATTCCAGTTTGCATAACCTTTTTGGTTTTAATTAGACTTAAAGATAGTAACTATTACTTTACAAACCAACTTTTATTTTATTCAAGTCAAGGTACTACCATCAAACCCCCACTCCTTCTGGAATTCAATTAAATTCTTCTCCAACTTGATCTTTATAAATTTCTTTATTTCATCTCCAGAAAAAAAGTCCCCTCTATTAATTTCCAAACATATACCCTTCACAGCACTCTCAAATGCTTTATCCCAATACAGGTTGTAAGCGTCTTGAATTTCTTCGAATCTTTCTTTAGTCATAACCTTTTGTTTTTAATTAGACTTAAAGATAGGAACTATATTCTAATCTTCCAACTCCTCAACTAAATTCATATTCTCTTTTAAGAGTTGAATCAAACGAATCCTATATCGTTCATCCCTTTCATTTCCAGCTTCACATTCAATATTCTCAAAACAATCTAAAAGATCGTTATACGTATTCTCGAATCGACAGTAACTCATATTTGCCATAACCTTTATTTTTTATTTACTTCGTAATTATTGACTGTATCAATTACTATTTTACAAATGGTATCAAGCACTTTATCATCATGTCCATCTAAGTAAGTAATTAGGTTAAACTGTAAAATTTCTTTTAACTCTCTTGTTGTTTTAATTTCCATAACCATTTTATTTTTTATTATACGTGAATATACGAAAGGGATTATAATAATCCCCTTCCTTTAATTCAAACCAGCTACTTCTTTATAAATGTACTTCCAAAAATCACCTACTTCATATTCTTTTTCTAAAATATCATTAGAATACAAGTAATCAGTAACAAAGTTATCTAATTTATCTAAATCATCTGTTTTATTAACAATTTCAATAAATTCAGTCAAATCCAATTCCAATTCCCAATCTGTATTGTAAGATTCTACAGTTTCAATAACCAATTCTTTTACTTTTTTCAACTTTTCCATAACCATTTTTTTTATTTATTATACGTGAATATACGAACTATGTTTTGGGTAACAACTACCCCCATTGTTCTGGAGTTAGACTTCCATTTTCAACCATTTTATCTAATTCCTCTATACAAAATCTTACTAATTTCATATTTTCATCACATACATCTAATACACCATCTTCACTGATGAACTCATATTTTTCAATATAATTCAAACAATTTTGTAATACTTCTTTTTTATTCATAACCGTTTTATTTCTTATTATACGTGAATATACGAACTGGATTTAATTAAACCAATACCGCCTCGTTTTTTCTCACTCGATATACATCACCGTCTTTGGTTTCCATATCAACGGTTACTTTATTGATTTGGATCACAGTACCAAATGTTTGGATATCATAATATGAACGTCCGTCATGAATCATTTTATTAAAGTAAATCTTATCACCAATGTTGAACATTACTGCTGTAACCTTTGCTGCTGCTTTTTTAATCAATTTTGCCATAACCGTTTTATTTTTTATTATACGTGAATATACGAACTGGATATTGAATAACCAATTCAGTCATTGATTGGCTCCGTATTAGCTAACTCCTCAATACCAAACTCAATACCAAACTCACGCAACATAACAGCTGTCCAATTTGGGTGGAACATACTACGCTTACCATCACCTTGTGTTTTAATGACTTTAATGAACTCTTGCTGCCACAATATAAGAGCATCAATTAAAATGCGCTCAGTCATAGGTGTGAGCTTACCTGATTTATATTTCTTCTTTGTCATAACCGTTTTATTTTTTATTATACTTAAATATACGAACAGATATTTGATAAATCTATTCCCTTATTTACTAAACATTATATCCTAATCCAAATATCTTTTCACCTTTAAATTCAAATTCAAACTCACTACTTTCATCACCATATATTTTCTTAACAAATTTTCTATCAAAACTAACATCCAATCCTTCTAACAAAACACATATATCTTCACTATCAATTAAATCATTTCCTTTTTCATAACATCCTACTTCAAACATCAAATCATCAACACTTAATCTATCTTCATCATCATCTTCCTCATCAATAAAAACTAATTCTAATTCAACTAATTTTTCAAATAATTCTACTTTATTCTCTTCTAAAAACTTAATAATTTCCTTTTTCATAACCATTTTTTATTATACCTGAATATACGAACTGGATTTTATTAAACCAATTCCATCACTTTATCTAATTTATAACCATTATAAAATTCATCTTCATCCATTATATCATTTCCCCACAAAAAGCAATCTTTAATATCATCTTCATCTATAATCAAGTAATTATCTTCATGTATTGTTCTATACAATAATTGGGTTTCTTTATCTGATAACTGTTCAGTAAATACTTCTCCAACAACACCATATTTGAAATTCCAAATGAAACCGTAAACACCATCTTTAAACTTTACATTCATAACCGTTTTATTTTTTATTATACTGGAATATACGAACAAATTATTGTGAAATCAATTCCATCAACTTTTTAGGAGTTTCAGTTATACTAAATCCTCCATTATTATGAGTTGTAATTCCTAATCTAGTATGCTCTACTTCTTCAACACGACCGTAATTCATTTTTTCAGGAACTATATAAAAATGCCCTATTTGTTCAACATTTACATATATTGATGATTTGTCTTTTAAACTTGTAACTTTAATAATTTTCATAACCATTTTGTTTTTTATTATACCTAAATATACGAACTATATTTTAAATACCCAATGCCTCCAATGTGTGTAGGTAGGCGAATGTTATGATAGCTAAAACAAAGCCACCCAACATAATCTGTAATACATTACCTATATCTTTTTTCATAACCATTTATTTTATTTTGATCAAATCAAATTCGGTGAGCTTCACCATCATCTTCAATAATAAAACACTCATCATCAATCACACTCATAGGTACCACTACTGGGTAACCATCTATAATGTTTACAATTAGGTGAGCTTCACCATCATACTTTACTTTGTCTCCTATTTTCATAACTATTTATTTGTGTGAATATACGAACTTATTCTGCGGGCTCCAAATACCGCATATACTTGAGTAGGCTCTGGATTGATTCATTCACTACTGTTTCCAATTCCACAGCATCTTTTTGACGTTTAAAAACAAAACCGCTCCAACCATTACCACTTAATGAAGTTGAATCCCAAAAACACACATCAAAGTCACGTCGACTCATTTCACCGTAAAAGCCATTTAATTCAAGACCTAAACGACCACCTTCATCATCACCTGTGAATTCAGCTTTAAAATCATTCTCGAGCATTTTAATTACCTCCGTAATTTGCAATTTTTTATATTCCGTTTTATTCATAACCATTTATTTGATTAAATATACGTTAGTCTTCTTTAAAAGCCAATACCTCCGCTTTAATCTTATCTTTCATTTCCCAAACACTATCAATCAAGTATATTGAATAATGGTATTCATCAAATAACATCTCCAACTTTTGATTAAATTCCTCTCTATCCTTGTCAAACATAACCATTTATTTTTTATTATACGTGAATATACGAACTGGATATTAGATACCCAAATCCTTCCGTTCGTCTATCAGATATTCTACCTGTTCTATAGGCATAGTTAACATCAACTGCCTTAACATCTGCCATTCCATTCCTACTTTTTTAAGTATAAATTGCATTGTTTCACCATCACAATCAATATCAATTAGCAAATCAATTACTGTGTCTACTATAACTTTATTATCTTCCATAACCGTTTTGTTTTTTATTATACGTGAATATACGAACAATTTTTTGTATTTACTGGTCCCCCAGTACCTCATTTACTAGAACTTGAATATAGTCCTTTGCGTCTTGTAATTTAAAACCACCATCTTCCATATCATCTACAATGCTTTGAATTGCGTCTTTTAATTCTACAACGTCAATCCTTTTTGAGTGCATCCTTATTCTTTTTAACTTATCGTATTCCATAACCATTTTTATTTTTTATTATACGTGAATATACGAACAGGAAAGGCGAGAACAAATGCCCTCGCCAATCCCCAACGGTTATGAAACGTTATATTTTAAGCTGCAAGTCGAAACCCATTAATAGCGAGTAGTATCCCATTTGTAGCAATTGTGGCTGGATCGCTAATAAGCAACCCGTGGGCTAGAAATGCGATACAACCCAGCGCATTTACAATTCGGAGCGTTCTAATATTTTTGGTTAGGAAGGACCCGATCACGAGTCCCATTCCTACAAATCCTAGTATACCCATTACTTACTAGCTGCTTCAATTGCCATATCCAACTTGAACTGAAGAAAATTTAGAATATCTCTTTGACAAAAATCTTCTGTACGTAATTCAAATACAAGAGACTTTACTACAGCATTGAAGATTTGATCGTCAGCAATTCTGATCAATCCTTCCATTCGATCAATGTAATCGTCTTCAGTTACATCTTCAATTCCATTTAACTTAACAATGTAACGAGGGTAAGTATAACCTTGAGTGTCAACTAAATAAGCTTGACCTTCAGTATGAAATACATAAAACTGTTGTTCACGATCTAGATCTTCAATACCCATCAAATCGATATCGGAATCTATAACACGAATTGGAAATGATTCAATCACTTCTTTTAGTTCACTATCTAGTGAATTGTAATCTATTGAATTTACTTCAGATAGATAGTTTTCTTTACGACTGTAGTTTAGACTTACTAACTTAATGTAAATTTCTTCTTTTAATTCTTTTGCTTTCATAACCTTTTATTTATTTATTTACTTAAATATACGAACTTAGTCTACCCAATCCATTACCTCCTCCAAAACTCCTAATTCCTCTTTACTTTCAACAGTAAACCATTCATTAATAACTTCTTCATCTTCAAACAAAACACTATCGTTAATTACTTCTGTAATCAAGACCGATTCCTCAGCTGATAATACTCTGTTAAACACTTTTGTAACCACAACATGTGAAGAATCAAACACAAACCCTTTTACTCCTTCTTTAAACTTTAACATAACCTTTTATTTTTTAATTATACCTAAATATACGAACTAACTTCCTTGAAGTCAACTTTTCTTTTCGAGAAAGACAACTGCGATTTTCGAATCAATATAATTCTGAATATCTTCTTTATCAAATCCCTCCTGCTTCAAATCAATTAACAGACTCTTTACCACTGATTCTAAAATCTTGATATCGGTAATCCGAGCGAACCCATCTATGCGATCAAATTTAAGATCAATTTCCTCATCAGTTTCTTCATTCTTAAAACCCCATAGTCGGGTGATATATCGGGGGTAATTATATCCCTGAGTATCGACTAGAAAATATCCATCGGTAGTCGTATTATGAAATACATAAAACTGCTGATCTCCATCAAGAGTATCAATATCCATCAAATCAACATCATCATCGAAATCCAAAACCGGGAAGGACTTTATCGCCGCTAATAAGTCGATGAATTCGCTTTTGGTTTCATCTGCCAGATCTATAAACTGGGTAACAGTAGATTCGTAAAAATTATTTACTTTCCGGGCGTAAGTAATGCGAGTCAGTACTTCGTAAACATTACTATCTAATTCATTTGCTTTCATAACCTTTGTTTGTTTTTAATTATACCTAAATATACGAACTATATTTGACATATACAACTTTATTATTGAACTTTACTAATTAATTTAATCAAAGTTTCAGGAGTTTCAACTATTGAAAATCCACCATTATTATGAGTTGTAACTCCTACTCTGGTATGTTCTTCTTCATCAACACTACCGTAACTCAATTTTTGAGGGACTCTAAAAAAATGCCCTATTTGTTCAGCATTTAAATATACTGGGCTTTTATCTTTAAGACTTGTAACTTTAATAATTTTCATAACCTTTATTTTTTATTTACTTCGTAATTATTGACTGTATCAATTACTATTTTACAAATGGTATCAAGCACTTTATCATCATGTCCATCTAAGTAAGTAATTAGATTAAACTGTAAAGTTTCTTTTAACTCTCTTGTTGTTTTAATTTCCATAACCTTTGTTTGTTTTTAATTATACCTAAAGATACGAAAGAGGGTCAGTATAACCAACCCCCTAACTAACTTTTATTAAACAAATTCCAATACTTCTGCTAATTCCATCTCCTCTAAGTCGTCCCTAGTTTCGATATCTTCACCAAACACCAATTCGATATCAGCATCTTCTAGTATCAAACAGATATCTTTTCCCATAACACGACCCATCAACT